CATTCTGCGTACCCATCAATGCTTGTTGCTCGCCAAATCCTGCTGCGCGAGCTTGCGTATCAAGACCAATTCCTTGCAATGCAGCTTGACTCAGCAAGTCGTTGCGATTCTGCGCTTCTTGCGTCTGTGCGGCTCTGTAAGCCTGTGAACCGGGCGTGATGCCTTGGTTGGCAAGCTGATTCTCAAGCATTGCTTGACGACCTTCTAGCTGCGGTTGCAGCCTCCGCATAATTGCTTCTTGGCCCGTCATGCCTGCATTGACAGGCGCTTTAGCTAACGCAGACGTATCAAGCCTAGTTTGTAGTGCTTCTCCTGCTGTGCCGGTCGGAGCAAACGGGGTGCTGATTACATTCTGCGCCTGTTTTGTACCCGTCTCACCAAGATTTGCCAACAACTGTTGCACACGTTGCTGCGAAGCAAGCGTCTCGGTTGCTGTAGGTGTGAGGGTCTGCGTAACAGTAGGCTGATCACCTTCGTAGGTAACCATCTGCGTTCCCAAGGGCGAAATGATGTTCGGATTCGACATCCTTCCCTGCAAACGCGCTGTTTCTACGTTAGCAGCGCCTTGTTCTCTAGCAGCACCTGAGTAATCCGGTGCTGGCGGCGGCGACGGTGAACTTTTACCCATGAGGCACTCCTATTTTTTTACTATATCGATCAGTCAAAAACCTGCAAGCGTCATGCTTCATTGTGTAGAAAACAATGTCGCCATCTACCCTTGCATCCTTAATTCGGCTTTCCTCTACAAATCCCATATTCGTTACTAGCTTGATGCTTGCTGCGTTGTCGCTTCCTACCGGTACTATGATCTTGTCTACTTGGCACACGTTGAACGGGTAATCGAAAATTGCCGCCAGGTATGCGCCCGTCATCCGTCCTTCGATTGCTATGTGACACCAAATGCTTTTCCTGTTCCAGTTCTCGTAAATCACGCCTGCAATTATCTGATCGTCCTTACACAATCCTATCGCTTCGCTGCGTCCTTCAAAGTAGCCGCCCTCGACGCGCTTGGCCACCCAATGCCCGATAGCCGGGCCTTTCCTTATATTCCAGCCCATCCGGTTTGATACACAACGTCAGTCGATGCCCATTCAATCTGAATGCCACCGCTTGCGCTTTTCATCTGAATGCCGCCGCAATAGCCAATACCTGTAATGCCTTGCCAGTTGTTCGTAATCGTTGAATCCGAACCCCACAAACCTACGTCCCATAGCGACGTGCCCCAAACGCCATAAGTCTGCGGGCTAAACGAAAGCGCGGCAGTCGTGTCTTGAATGTCGAAATCGACGTTCATGCCAACAAAGATTGCCGGCTGTCCGTTCGTGAAAATGCTAGGTCTTGCGCGGGTAAAATACTTCTTAACGCCACGCGAACCGTAATAGTTGAACGCTTGCAGTGTGTTCGCTTGAATGTTTGCAGAATTGTCCTGATAGTCCAGCGTCCACGCTTTGCCTACAAAACCATTCCCGCCGAAATACGGGTCGTCGTTGAAGATTTCCCAACAGTTCGCATTCCAGTTCGTAAAGTTGCACCACGCTTTTGTGATGTTGTTCATTACATACTGCTGCTGTTGCGATCCTTCCGATACCGGCACATTGACAAACAATGCGTTGTTTTTTGCGTTGTACAGAATCTGCCAGCCAAAGTTGTTTTGATACGTCCTTGTTGCAGCCGCAAATGCGCCCTGTATCTTGTCAGATAGCGCAATCCTCGGATCAAGCCGCGAACTTTGCACAGCCGACGCAAGCGGATACAAACGCCCGAATACTTGAACATACAACGCTTGCCGATGGGAGTGCCTAGCTTCCACACCCCAATCAGCGCCCACGTCGATGCGGAGGCCGGATCAGTCCCACGGTACGCAATCACTTCGCCATTGCTAGTGACAAACACTAGGTTATCGTCAGCACCGTAACCTGCGTCGATTGTCCAAGTTCCGATAGATACAAGATAGCCACCGAAACGACAAATCGAACTTAAGTCAAACTGTTCAGCAACGCCGCCAACTGAGGAAGTCGGCAAATACCATGCTTTGAGGGTGTTCTTTTGAATGAACCAAACTCGATTCTTAAACAGCGTCACATCATCAAGCGTTGTTGTTGTAACGCCCGTAATTGCAGGGGATGATGAGCCTGTAATCGAAGTCCAGGTCGTGCCGTTGTAAAGCAAAGGAGCGTCAGAACCATTTGCAGCGTACATGAACGCGCCGCCAGGCGTTGAGACGTTGACATACTCCCACCGGCTGTTAGTCAGTCCTGATACTACTGCCGCGCCAACAGCACCGCCTGCGGTAACGTCATAGATTTTGCCGCCAGCAACTGCGAAAAGTTTTTCAGAATTGCCGCCTGAGTAATTGAACAGGCTATCAACTTGCCCTGTTATCCCCGTTGCAAACTGCTGATAACCGCCCCGCAGATTGACGCTTGAGACAGTTGGAAACATATTCGTTAACTGCACAGCATCCGTTGCTTCCATGTTGGCGAGCGAATCCCGAGCATTCCAGCCACCGATAGGCGCAGGCAAGGAAGCCACTTGCGCGGCTGTGCCTTGAACCATCATGCGTTGGCGTGCGCTGCGTGCCATCAGTTCGTACCGTAGCCCGAATCGGGGATGTTGTCGTAACCGATCAAGACTGTACCCGGACGCGGGGCGAGCGACAGATTAGCAGACGACATATCGAGCGCCTTCGCTGCTTCCATCTCTGTCAAATAGTTACGCATCATTGCTGTGGTATCAAAGCCTTTAGCCTCGAAATACTTTAGCTTTGTCGCATTGACAATCAACCGATCAGGATAGATACAAGTGTCGGTGTCGGCAGTAAACGAGTTCTTGACAGTCCCATCAGCCGCAGCCGCCCATCCCTTGCTGCGATACTCAAAGCCTAGATATTCAGCCGTAGACATACCCGGCCATATTTGAAAATACGCACCTAGCAAACGCCAACGGATACGCGGGCCAGTCGAGATATAGCCCGACAGCAGCCATTCCCATTGCTGTGCGTCCTCAGGGCCTAGCATTTCCCAATGTTTCGACCGGTCCCACATCGTGCGCGGAACGAGGCTTTCGTAATCCGAGGGAAGCGAGTATTTGATTTTCTGAAAGTAAGCCGTAGCACCTGCGGCGCTTGCAGAAAAGTCTTGATTAACTGTGACTTGCGTTCCTGAGTCTACAGAAACGATATAGGTGTTCTGATTGATGCCTGTGCCTTGAACCTGATAGGTCGTATCAAGTCCCGCAGTCGATGCCATTGTGATCGTGCGGGCTGCGGTCGTCCAAGTGCCGGTCGTCGTGATGTATTGCGTATAAAACGCGTTTTGTTTTGTCAGTTCCCGCCAAGCGTGGCGACGAAGAAACTCGTATCCGTTCGCGTTCATCAACGCGAGAATTTGGATAACGTCTTGATTCGTGTTTCCTGCTACGCTTGTCGGGGTTGCAACGCCAAGCTCGTTAGTTACTTGCTGCACTAACTCCAGCATCGTTGTCGTTGACATTCTCTTTCCTCGGTCGGCCAGGCTTGCGCTGCTCTAAGAGCATTGCCATCTGCGCCTTAAGTTCTTCAAGCTGTGCGCGGGTTGCTTCCAACTCGCCACTCGAAACCTTTTGGTTCTTGTTCAACAAGTAATTGCGGGCACGTTCGCGCAGTCCCACGCCACCCATGCCGATCCGTTGAAGCTGATTATCGCTTGCCGTAGCTACTTGTTCAACCGTCTGAAACTTCAGAATCTGCAACTCAGCCAGTTGATTGTCGCCAAGTTCATCAGGACGGTCTTGAAACCAATCTTTCAGCGGCGTGCCGATAACCGGCCCATCACCGCTTTGCATCTGAAAATGCAACCATTGACGCGGGAATCTCTCTTTGTGGTCATCCCGCACCGGCTGATCTATTACTGTCGTCTTATCACCTGGCACTACGATTCGGATAAACGGCTTGCCCTTGTAGGGGTCTTTTTCGGACGTGTAAAACTCGACATAAAGCTGCGAGTCTGCATTGTTAATGTCTGAATCAAGTGCCATGATTTTCTCCTGTGGGGATCAAATGTTATTGACTTGCGTCACCGTCAAAATAACGGAGGGTATTGCCGGAACTGGACTGCTTGCTGCTGCTGCTGTTATTTCCACGTTTGTGTCATCTGTTGACCACATCAATTCAAAATAACCATTAGCTGCAAATTCTTCTACAAAATTCCATGCTGCAACGCATTCAGCGGACGTGCCTTGAATAGCAACAACTGTTGCTGAATTTGCAACGTTTGTGCCGTTTTTTTTCAGCCAAATATAAATATGCCCTGTAGAACCTGCGGACTTGTCTAACTGTGCAGAAAACTGGATATTATAAACACCAGTATTTTCTAACACTATTCTCGATGCTGGAGAACCAATAGAAACGCCATTTTGTGATGCTGTATTGTTGAACGTCATCGCATAAGCAGTATTGATAACTGCTGCCGTCTGCGTTGTCGTGTCGTAAAACGAACCGTAATGCAAGATCGGGACTGATCCGTTGTAACCCTGCAAACACTCCCAAACTGTCCGCGTAACCGCGTTAAAAATGCCTGTGCAGTTGATCGGAATTGATACTGAGCTTGCACCTGCTATCGTCGTCGTCGATTCGTATGGGTAAACTTTAAGAGCATTTGCCCCGCTGTTTGTAATCCATATCGTTTCGCCTTCTTCGCTAGAAGGAAGTTTTACCCCTGTGCCGGATGCGACAGTCGTTAGGTTGTTGTAGACCTTAACAAGCTGTAGCGCATCCGTTCGCGTAGTTCCCGCAGCAGTAAGGCTCGTCGAACCGTCTCCACATATAGAGACAGTCGAGAGCTGATTTACACCTGAACCAAGAACCCGCGACGGGATAGACATTAGGCAGTAGTAACAGAAGCCCAGGTCGTTGCGCTCGTAGCAAAAAACAGCGCAGCTTTGCCATCAGCAAGATCAACGCTTGCAGCGGCTGCATTGATCGTCGAGCTAGTTGCAGGATAAACCTTGATCGTCTGCCCCGAGGCGTTCCAAATGCCGACCATTGCACCGGCTTCGGTCGGCGGCAGCTTCACACCAGTAGAGGCTGCGGAAGTCGTGATTGCATTGAAAACAGCCGACAGTTGCAGAGCCGTTCCAGCAGTTGAACCGACAGCAACAAGACCAGTGGCGGTATCGCCGCAGATCGTCGTTGACGACAGCGGAGAGTTACCAGCAGCCAAAACTCGTGACGGAATAGCCATGATTACTCCTTAGATTTGCTGCCAACAACGCGGAGATCGCGCTGCGGCAAGTGGAAAAATGGTTCTTCAAAACGTACATTCTCAAAACCTGCTTCAACTAACATCGTGCCAATTTGCTGTTTTGAGTAGCACCAATGATGGCGCATCGTATCAGGTTCGGGCATTCCGAACAATGCACGCCCGATCAAATCGTCATTCCTGTGCCCTTGATTCCATAGCGCAATCACGTTGTCAAGGCATGGC